GTCATTATAGTCTTGTTATGTGCAAAAGTACTAAAAACGGTTGATATAAATCAAGTTGATTCAAAAAAGATGTATCTTTGTCTCCAAAATAAGGATGTATATGATAATGAATAAGATAGTAGGAATGGCAGCTTTACTGCTTTGTCTGACAGGTTGTGTCAGAGATAATGATGCAATATATTACCCTGTAGGCGATGTGGATATTGAAAGAGGAGGTCCGGCGTTGGAAGTCGGAGAGGAGGATGTATTGGTAGCGCGAAGTTTCAATGAAGAAGATTATGTGCTGGATACGATAGCTCAATATCCGAATGACCCGACTTTGGGTAAACTGACGTTTATGATTGACTTGAAAAATCAACAGAAAGATCAGAACGTCGCAGATTTCAACGGAGTGGGTAAATCAAAACTGACCATGAGTCTAGGCTATAAGGATGGCAATTACCCGTCGGAGAGTCAGGTCCCTATTTATACTTCTCAGGACGTTACAGCTAAATATGCAGTCAAACTTCGTCTGAAAGGAGAATTGCTTGTATCCGGTGACGAATGGATGATCGATTATGTGTATGCGCAGCTGGCCAGCTTGTTTCAGCCTTATCCGCCTGCGAATTTCCCCGAAGTCTTTATGTGCAAGGGAGGTATGAAGCTGGGGACTTTCGATTCGTTCCGAAGAACCTGTACTTTCGATATCACTTATGATCGTTCCGACCTCTCTTTTAGTCAATTATACTTCAATTTATTTATCAATCTGGCCGGTCAGAAGCGGGAAAACAGAGTCCGACTGCGGATTGATAAAGAGTCTTACTTTGAATTGTACGAGCAGAGTGAAGAAATGTAAGTAAGCAGCGTTTTTCTTCATTTATTGACGGGTATCCATGTGAAAGACAATCGTTTTACATGGATATAACATTCTTTTACAGAAAAAACTTTGAATGCTCAAATAATTATTAAATCTTTTAACATCTTAATACAATATCAATAAGCATATCCTTCTTTTTTAATTATGCTTATTTTACCTCTTCTACTTTATATTCATCCTTCACTTTCCTGCATTTAAAGACGCAGTAATCCGGATTATTTAAAGCGTTATCAAGGCTTTGTGGCAAAACGATCTCTTTCGTTTGTTTGTTGATTGCTATCAATGCGTAATAAATACCTTCTTCTTTGCATTGTTCAATCAATACCTTTTTTAATTCTTTTACGTTATATTCCATTTCTTGAGATATGAACCCAATAAAAAAAGCCTCTTACTTCAATGTAAGAGGCTAACTAAAATAAGAGTAGTGGGTACGAGAATCGAACTCGTATTACATGCGTGAGAGACGTAATTTCCTAATTTTAATCCCACTGATTATTAAGCCTTTATCTATGATTTAAGAATCATTTGCATTAAATTTGCATTGAGAAATCAAAATAAATGCCATGACCTATGAATACATTTATTGCATGCGAATCTTTCAAAGAACTTTTTGCGTTACAAAGTTAATCAATCAATCAAAAATAGCAAACTTTATTCGTTTGAATTTAAAGCTATCTGTTTCTAATCTATCCGGCTAATAGTAAAAAGTACTATTATGACAGATGAAGAACTAAGAACATTTTGCGTTGAGCAAGCTGTATTAATCTTTGCCAAGAAAGAACAGGTTAAAACTATGGGATTCCGCGATATGGAAGACATGACCTTGCTTGAATTATCAGATAGACTCTATAATTATATCAGAACCGGAGAGCAAAGTTTTATTCCTGCTTCTTTATCTTATTTGAAAAAAAAATAATACCGATCTATTTATTAACAATTAAAATTTATCTTATGGAATGGATTTCTGTCATTGTAATATTATTGATTTTCTCGCCACTTGCTATATTTATTTTTGGCTCTGGGGTGTATTTGATTTCTCGGATTGTATCTGATTTATCATCTCAAAAAGCCGAGGAACTTGAACGTCAGAAGCGGAAAGCCGAGGCAGAACCTCTAGTGCAATACCTAAAAGAGTACTATCCACTCGTTTATCGTGCGATTTTTCCCGATTAATAAGTTCCCATGAATTAACAATAAGCCTAGCAATATCACTTAATGTTTCCGCATCATTTAAGTTTATTGCATACTCCAACATAGTTTTTAATGTCCTTATCATACCCGAAAAGTCCTTAGTTGCATAATCCACTTTTATGCCAATGCCAGTAGCTTGGTATAGAGTGGCGGCGGAAGCTCTAGCAGCAGATATAGACAAATCTTCTTTCACTTTATTTGTTCTTTCGTCGAACATTTCTTTCATTCTTTTATCCAAAGTGGCAGAATTATATATCTGATATCCTAATACTATTACCACTCCTATACTTGTCAAGGCTATTGATATACCTATTACCCATGATAGACATGAGTCAGTAAATGCAAAAGGCTCACATCTAATCAGTGCAGTAATGCTACATATAATCGCAGCGATCGACAAACAGTTACTCCAGTATGATTTGATTCGGTTTTTCATATTTAGATGATTAATTTTATATTACATTATTGGAATCTGTGTTTTTATTCTTCTCGTTTCCTTCATCTGTGTTTTTAGATGTTTTTTTCTCGTATTGTTTTTTTTCGTTTTGGCTATTCTCTTCTAGCATATCGAATAAATTCATTTGGCGAGGCGAATTTGGGGTTGGCAAAAATGAAAAAGAACTTTTATTGTCTTTTTTCTTTTCTCTATTTATGGCAAGTCTTGCCATCTTTCGTACTTTTGCATTTGGAAATGCAAATAAAAGATTTTCTTTAAACTTATCCATATTTATAGATGCTTTAGCTATACCTAATACGGAAAATAAGTGATCGGTAAGTGCTTTATATCCAAAATCATTAAATTTTTGATGATGATGTTTCTTTCCTGCAGGAGACGGATTATTTTCTCTTAAATAGTCAGCAATTTCAGGGTCCAATGTGTCATACACGAATTGCATCACATATTTACCAAATCTTTTCGGATAAGGCTGATCTATTTGCGGTGGTGTTTTACCTTCTAACCTATATAAATGCATAAAAAATTCACGTGGAAACGTCCTTGTCCATTCTCTATACCCTTCAACTATGTATGCATCTAATTTGGCTTGCAAATCATTAGCCTTTCTAAAATATTGATACCCTGTCGCTTCGTCAATTACAGCATCAATTCCTGTTTTTGCTAAAGCTGATATAAATATCTCTGATTGCTCGGCTAATTTTATTTGGTTAGGTTTCAAAAGTCCTAACTGTCTAGCTCTTAAATAGGCGTTACATATATCAACAACGGTGCTAGCTCTAACTCCATTAACGGAATACAGGCCAGTGTTGATTATCAGTATGTTATCATTGTAATACTCCCGTATTTCTTTAGGTAGTGTATCTTGTAATGCAGAAGAGGCCAAGTATCTTTGAAGGTTTCCGCTTTCTCTTCCCCCTGATATTAATTTTACGACTTCGGATTGACTCAGATATCTTTCTACTTTTTCGCCATTATCAACTACATAGCATTGAATTTCATATTCTTCGTGTCCATTTAGCTTGATTACTCCTTTGTGGATTTGATTTAGATTATCCATAATGTTTTGTTTTGGTGATTTATAATATATTCTTAATTGATAAAATATTCTCTACAATAAAAAGATGAATAATTTCCCGTTTCGGCAAATCTATATCGTCATAATCTGGATTCTCGCTACGAAGCAGGATTAAGTTATCTGCATCTTTAGGATGTCTGCGGACTCTCTTTATAAGTCTGTATTCATTCGTTATAATTAAATATACTTGTCCGTAGTTGAAATAGTCCCAACTTTCGATTTTTCTAATTACTACCCTATCGCCCGAAGCTATTAGAGGTAACATACTATCACCCGTGGCGAATATAATCTTTGAATCCGGGTTGATTTCCGGTGCGTCTATACTTCCTATCACTTTTTCGTCTGTAAATTCTATGTCTCTACCACTTAGCCCGCATGTTGCGTCTATGTCGTATATTAATGCTCCTTTTCGTTTTGTTTCGCTTATTGCAGATTCGGAAATCTCGATTGTTTTTTGTTCTCGCTCTACATTTTTAATCATTTCGCCTTTATCCCGTAGAAGCCATTCGGTTGACATATCACCGTATACTCTGCTAATTTTCATTGCAATATCGGCGGATATACTTTTGGTCTTCCCCCAATATCCCTTAGATAATCCAGCTTCTGCTTCTAATCTATATACGCTAATTCCTTTATAATCAATGTATTTCTGAATTTTTTCTTTTATAGCCATACTGTTGTCTACTAATAAAGGTTAATTAATAGAATATAGTCTACTAAATATTTGTATAGTAGAGTATAGTCATTTATCTTTGTCGCATCAAAGTTAATCAATCAATAAAGAACTAACAAATAAAACAAAGGAATTATGAAAGCAACAAGAATGAACACGACACCAATTAAACCAACATTGCAAGCGATGGAAGTAGGGCAAAGAACCGACTTTCCACGTAATCGAAGGAAATCAGTTAGAACAACCGCATCCGATTTAAAAACCGATGAAGATAAGATTTTTAGAACTTGGATCGACGGAGATAACATTTATGTTGAACGCAAAGAATAACAAACAATGGGAAGAACTAAAACAATCGGAAAAGTTGAACCAATCGCAAAGAAATGGCTCAGCAAAGACGAGGCAAAATCCTACATAGGTTGCTCGGATGACTTTTTAAAAACACTCCGAGAGAATGCGCTCGTTTCTTTCTCCCAATTCGGGAAGATGATCTGGTATGATATATCAAGTATAGATAGATTCATACAAAGTAATAAAGTAGTATAACACACTAAAACAAAACATTATGTTAACACTCAAACAAAGCCCTATCGCTATCATCTTAATGTTCCTAGCGTGCAGCCTCGCAGATGGCGACTCGAAACTGGGTAAACTTATCATCGCACTTCTGATCGTGTTTCTAACGATTATCTATGTGCTAGTCTGTAACTATATAAACGTAAAAAGACATGGCGGCGAATCATCAATGTATCGGTAACTGTCGAATGTGTACCGTTTTGGGCGCATGTCCTGCTGATACTCTAACTTGCGAAGATTGCGGCGAGGAAATCGAACCGGGCGAAGAAATCGAGATAGAAGTAGAAACGTATGAACGCGGCAGACGCGGTACGAAAATAATCACCGTTTGCGCTCGCTGTTATGGGTCGCTTTATCAAGGAGTAAATGATAACTTTTAAAATAATACACAATGAATGAGATAAATAAAGTTCCTGATAAGATAAAGGACAAACTATTAAAACTCAAAAATCTAGCCGAACAAGGATATAAAGGTGAAGCAATAGCCGCAAAGCGAGCATTAGAAGAAATGTTAAATAAGTACGGATTGACTTTGGATAATTTATTTGATGAGGAAATAGAATGGCGATGGATAAAAGTGGGCAGAGACAAATATTTAAAGGAAATATTACATCAATGCCATTTTCAAATAATCGACCAAAGCAAAGCTACATACAAGGAATATGATACACAAATAGGCTTTAAATTGACAGCTTCGCAATATGCTGATTTGATGTCTTTATTTGAATTTCATTCCTCCCAATTTAAAAAGGAACGTGAAAAAATAATGGGTAGTTTGGTTAGTGCTTATGTTCAAAAGCATGGTATTTGGGGGCATTCAGATGATGAAAATAAGGAAGAAGCTAAAAAGCCTATAGACTTCGAAAAGATTAAAACAATACTAGCTATTGCAGGCACAATGGAAGATATTACATATCATAAACAAATAGAATAGTTCAATTATAAATAATGCACGATATGACACATTGGAAAACTCAATTCAATTATGACTATCTAGGCGCTTACAGCCTACCGGACGGAAAAGATATAGTTCTCACCATCCGTGAAACGAAAAGAGAACAGGTAGTCGGTGCGTCTGGAAAGAAAGAAGAATGCTTCGTCGCTTACTTCTTCGAGAATGTAAAACCGATGATCCTCAACCGGACGAACTGCAAAACTATGACGAAGATTTTCAAAACACCGAATTTCGAGGAATGGATAAACAAGCAAATTCAGATAGGCGCGGTAATGGTGGACGCTTTCGGCGAAAAAGTTGATTCGCTCCGTATTCGTCCATTCATCCCGAAAGTTGAAAACTCATTGCCTACGGTTGAAACTGGATCGGTGATCTGGAAAAACATTCTAGACGCATTGGCGGGCGGCTATACAGTTGCGCAAGTCCAAATGAAATACAAACTAACAAAAGAACAAATCAAAGAATTAGTAGCACATGAAATCAAGTGAGCAAAAAGAGATCGAATGGAAGGAAAGGAGACGAGGCAAAATAACTGCCTCTACGCTTCCCGATTTGATGAAAGCGGGCAAAGGTTGTCCGTTTGGTAAGGGTGCGTTTGATGCGATGTATTTAGTACGATACGAACGCAGGACCGGAACGATGCGAGAAAACGGAAGTAATAAAGCGTTTGATTGGGGACACGAAAACGAACCGCTAGCGGTCGAGTGGGTGAGGACCCAACTAATGAATGAAATCAAATCGTGTACAACCGATTTTAAAGACATTGTTTTCAATGAACCGTTTGAAGGCTTCGGCGATTCTCCCGATTTCTATGTGTATGGATTTGACGGGAAAGTTATCGCTCTAGGCGAAATCAAATGCCCGATGTCGCAGGGTAAGATCGAATCTCTGCAATTCGGGAATACCATCGACGAAAAAGATGAATACTATTGGCAGTTCCTCGGTCATTTCCTCGGTCGCCCGGATGTAGACAAACTGTATTACGTCATTTATGACGGCTACGTGAACGACGGTCGGATACTTGAAATGAATCGCGCTGATCATGTAGACAATATAAAGAAACTCTATGATCGTATCCGATTAGCCAGTGAAATGATAGACGAATCTATTCGTTCCGGTCTGGATTTACTTGATTGTGTCGATAAGGCAAAATCGGTCCTAGAATTAAAGATACAGATCGAAGCATTAAAGCCGGACGCGAAAAACAGCGTACCGATCAAAAATCAGATTTATAAGCTACGGAAAGAAATACGCAAACTGACAAAGAAATAGCCGTCACAACACTAACACAACACGATTAATCACATTTTTTATAAACACTTTAGTAAACACGAAATTATGCACAATTGGTTTTTAACAAAAATCCGTTACGAGAAAGTAATGGAGGATGGAAGCAATAAGAAAGTAACTGAATCGTATTTAGTCGATGCGCTGAGTTTTACCGAGGCAGAAGCGCGAATAATCGAAGAAGTAACTCCGTTTATCTCCGGTGAGTTCACCGTATCCGATATTTCCCGCGCACATTATAGCGAGATATTTACGAGCGAAGAAGATTCTGCCGATAAATGGTATGCCGGACGACTCGCTTTTATTACGGTGGACGAAGTAAGTGGCAAAGAAAAGCGGACTTATACGAATGTTTTGGTACAAGCCGCAGACATTCACGACGCAATGAAGAAACTTGACGAAGGTATGAAAGGAACGATGGCGGATTACTCTTCTATTTCGTTGAAAGAAACGGTGATTGTAGATGTTTATCCGTATCATTCAGAAGAAAAGAACGAATTAAAACACGACACAAGCAAGTAACAGCGCGCCGGGTGAAAGTCCCGGCAAATCGGATAAGTGGCGGAATTGGTAAACGCTCCACCCTAGTGCGTGGAATTGGTTCCGATCGTGACGGACGTTCGCAAGCGGTCTGCGACAAATCTCGGTTCAAATCCGAGCTTATCCACATTCACAAACCAAAATAAAGACATGGCAAAGTATAACAATGTAAAGATAGAGGGATACGACTCTAAAAAGGAGTATCGGCGCGCTAAGGAGTTGAAACTATTCGAAAAGAAGGGGATTATAACCGGATTGCAAGAGCAAGTAAAATACGAGCTTATTTCGCCTCAATATCGTTTCTATGAAGTGCAGGGAGTGCGGAAGATGCTACGCAAAAAGGAACTTCTAGAACGAGGCGTTTACTATATCGCAGACTTCGTTTATTATCGAGATGGCGAGTATGTCGTTGAGGATACGAAAGGAGTTCGAACAAAGGAGTATATAATCAAACGGAAGCTCATGCTTTACGTTCATGGAATCAGAATAAAGGAGGTATAAAATGGCGAAGAAAACAACACAGGTACACAAAAGCGATTGCCGGACGTGTCGGAACGGCGGAGAAGAAAAGAACTTTATTTGTTATTGCTCCGTCCTTAAAGTGGGGCGGTCCATAGGGATAAGGATTTGTAGTTATTATGTAGCGCGATAGACTTTATAAGTGTGATGAATATAGACGGATATACGCTAACTGAGAAGATGAGAAAAGCGAGACGACGTTTCAGATTTACCGCCACCGAACAAGCCCTATTTTACGAATTAGTGGCTATTTGTAACGGCGAAGATTGGAGGGACGTTTTCGATTGCTCGAACATTGAACTTTGTTTTGCGCTTAATGTGAATGAGAAAACACTAATAAAAGCCCGTGAGTCTTTAATAAATGCAGGATTGATTTATTATAAATCTGGCAAGAATAAACGTATTATAAGCTCTTATTCTTTCGTGAAGGAATTTAAAACTACTGTAACAACTACTGTAAAATTTACAGTCAATCAAACAGCCAATGAGACAGCCAATAGTACAGGGGATAGTACAGGAGTTAAGGGAGTCAATGATACAGGAGATAGTACAGACTATAATAAACTAAAACAGAAACCAAACATAAATATACTCTCTAAAGTCTCTCATGGAGATTTTGATTTTATATCTGACGAGTTTTTAGAAGCGTTTTCGCTCTGGCTTGAATACAAGAAAGACAGGCGGGAAAATTACAAATCGGAAAAGTCACTCAAAGCGTGTTACAACAAATTAGTGAAGTTAAGCAAAGGTAATCCGATGATCGCATCTCAAATCATAGATGAAGCGATTGCGAATAATTGGGCGGGATTCTTTGAACTGAAAAAAAATAGAAATGAACATGAAACAAGCGAGGGCAAAAACGATGCAAAGAGTATCGACGCCCCTATTATCCGTACTTTGTCGTTCTGACGACCCGATGCCATACGACAAGCGAGCCGATTGCTTTAAATCGTGCTGTAAAGAGATTTGCCCCTGTTTTGAAATAACGGATGCGAATAAAAATCTTATGAATGAAGTGTTTAAGTATGCAGAGGGCATTTCTTCCCATTTCGACAATGGTAAAGGACTCTTATTCACAGGAACCATCGGAACAGGCAAAAGCACAATTATACAAATCCTCAACAGGTATTTAGTGCTTAGTAGGGGCTCTAAAAATCCCGGCGGATACCCAATCGGTGGATTTCGGATTGACTCGGCGTCATTCGTGGCGAATCGATACACTGCATTGGGAGGCGATGGACTCGACCCATATACGTACAATTCCGGACAACCTAGAGATGTGTGTTTCGACGAACTCGGCAGAGAGCCGCTTCCGGCTAAACACTTTGGCACCGAGTTGAATGTTATGCAATATGTTTTCCAATGTCGCTACGAGCTTCGATACGATGCAGTAACACACGCAACTACCAATATGACTATCGAGGAAATGCAATTGAAATACGGAGCTTATATTGCGGATAGAATAAATGAGATGTTTAATGTGATTGAGTTGAACGGAGCTAGTAGAAGATAATTAAAACAACGAAACTATGCGAAGAAGAAAAAAGAAATTTGTGTACTTCAAAAAGATTCCTGTTCGCGTCGATCTGGACCAATGGCGGCGACTAGACAAGATCAAAACCGACTACCATTTCAAGAGTACATACGAAATCATGCAGTACATTTTAGGCTGTTTTCTCCGGGTTGCTGATCCGATGCCCGACGATGACGACGAAGAAGTATTACCGGACGAAATCAAAGAAATGTTCTATGATCTATCAGAAGCAGAACGACATTTCGATTATGTAAAACCAAAACGGAAACTACCACAGTATAAGGTGGATGAAATGCACGGACAAAAACGATTAGAAGGATTTTAATATGATTAGAAAACTATCAAACACAAACTATTTGCACGACGTATCAGTAGACCCCGTCGCAGTAAATGAACGAAACCGAAAGTATATAGATCGGTTTGTTTCAGAGAATTATAACGGCTTAGTAGCCAAGTTTTCACCTTTAGACGGCACGATAAATTCAAGCTCATACGGAGCACTCGACAAACTAAACGAAACGATCCTGTCACTTTACACTGATCCGGATTTGCACTTTTCAAGTTGGATCGAAGCGAAACAGTATCTATCGAGTAAGTTTACAGAAAAGGCGATCCGAGTTCCAGTGAAGAAGCCTGTAAAAAACGAGATAGGGGAAAATGAGGATGAGTTTATCAATGACTAAAAAAGAAAAAATGATGAACTTCTTATATGTGCGGAAGAATATTTATTTTCCATTTATTTTGAGTATTTGTTTCAATTCTTCAATTGTTAGAATATGTTTTTTATCTCTATGGATCATACAATGACAATTGGGGCATACAGGAACTAAATCTGTAACTGGATTTACGGATTGTTCACCAATTTGGGAGAGTGGATTTATATGATGTACATGGATAAATTGACGTCCAATTTCTCCATATGTTTCAAAGAAGTTAAATCCGCATACAAAACATGAATACCCATGAATATTCAAAGCTTGTTGCCGTAATTTGGCGTCTCTCTCATAACGTGTGGACTGGAAATATAGTTTTCTTCCTTCTATATTTGAATAGTTGGGTGGTAAGAATAAATAATCATCATCTATTTCATTAACAAAAGATATAATGTAATATGTGTCGGATATTTTCTTGAATTGTAATAACGGGTAGTCTAAATCGTTTTTGTTGTTGTAATTTGGATATAGTTGCTTAAAGATATTTCCTAAATCTGAATTCCAAAATATCTGTGATCTTTGGAATCTTGTTTTATCTATAACAATATATGATTCATATTCTACCCCTTTATAATTTAAAATGATATGTAGTTTCTTTCCAGATGATAAGTTATTGATATTCCAATAATTTCTGGTTGCTTTAGGAATGCCAGAGCCATTGTATTTAAAGAAACTCCAATCAGCTTTCTTAATGATTGTCATTTCATTGATAATCTCCCAAGAATTGAAAACTTGATTTTTCATTGTTTAATATCATATTTTTTGAATTTACAAATATATAAATATAAAATAAATATCATGGCAGTATTTGAAGAAATAGTATACCGGAGTATAGTGCGATGTATGCGGTAAGGTATATATGAACGAAGATTCCGGCTTTACACTTTTTGCTGATACAAACTCAATAAGTAAGGGATAAAATGGAGTGAAGATTCTTAAGGATTATCAACAAATCAACAATCAAGGTAGAGAAACAAGTATTGGTTTACTGGTTCTATCAACTTTAAACAGATATGGATATTGATTTATTCGAGCTGAAATTTGCCCACCTTTAATAGGAGATAAATCCCTTTTCTTATACAATTGGTCTTTGTTGATTATATCTGCTATATCCCGACAACTTAGTGGAGTACCCGCTTTTTTTAATACTTGAATAATGGCATCATGTAAATTCATGGTAACTAATTTTATTTTTAGCAAAAATAGGTAATTAATATAAGAAGAAAAAATTATGGCAAAAATTTATGTAGCAAGTAGTTGGAGAAATGTATTTCAACAGGACGTTGTAGATATTCTCCGTGATTTAGGACATGAGGTTTACGATTTTAAGAATCCCCCTCATGGTAATGGTGGCTTCCAATGGTCTGATATAGATCCTAACTGGCAGAACTGGACAACAGAACAATATCGTGAAGCTCTTAATCATCCGATTGCACAAAAAGGATTTGATTCGGATTTTAACGGTATGAAGTGGGCGGATGTCTGTGTTATGGTTCTTCCTTGTGGTCGATCGGCGAACACAGAAGCCGGATGGATGAAAGGTGCAGGTAAAAGGGTAATGGTTTATTCTCCGAAAAAGGAAGAACCGGAACTTATGTATAAGATATACGATTTTGTGAGTGATAGCATATTTCGTATCAATGATGAGATAATTGGAGTATAATAATAAAGAAATGAATCAAGTACAGAATGAACCAAAGTACTACTATTCGCCTCGCTTTCGACACTTCAATATTTATCAAAGAGAGTCGGACGGATCAGCGACGAAGATAGACGATGCGATAACACAAGAAGAAGCGAGACGTAAAGTATATAAATTAAACGGGTGGAATTACAAACCTAAAAATAACATGGTGAAATGAGTAAAGTAAAGCAGTATATCGAACAAGCCACAAACGAGCGCATCCGCTCGCGTGGCTTAATCCGAAAAGTCGCTATCAAAGTAGCACGGATACAGAGAGAGGAAACGAGGCGGCAAGCTATCGAAGTGTATAAACAAATGTGCCCGTCAAAGAATTGCAAAGGTTGTGCGAGTCGGATACATAAACAAGAAACGCAATCGACTCGATGCGATGGAGATTGTGCACGGATTAGGTTACTTATTAACGGACTAGACCGGATCGAAGCGCTATGAGTAGAAACCCGCATTACATTAAGATGATTAACTCGGTTCGATGGAAACAGCTTCGAGCCGAGAAGCTACGAAATAATCCGGTTTGCGAAGTGTGCGAGGCGAACGATCTAAGTACACTCGCAACGGAAGTGCATCACAAGACACCTGTTGAATCCGTACCGCATGAACTCGGAATGAGGCAGCTAATGTTTGATTATAACAATTTGCAGAGCCTTTGCCATGCGTGCCACTCCGAGATACATCGGTGTGCTTTTAGTCATTCGAAGGAGGCGATACAGGCAAATAACAAGCGAGCGACAGAACGCTTTGTAGACAAGTTCTTGAAGCCATCTGACGGACACGAATCGACAATAATTGTCGTAGACGAATGCCTTTAAATACATCTTTCTGATTTATTTACAACCGCTCAACCTCGTCAAGAGGGGGGGCGGTTTTTTTATTTTTTAACGCGATACGCGAAACCCACCTCACCCTGTTTTTACACGCGCGAGCAATTTTTGAAATGAGGGGGTGCTCGTTGGGGGTGAGCTTTTCTTCTCGAACTTCCGCGCTACCAAATACTTGCGATCTTTTCATATATGCAAAAACGCATATAAAAATGAGTGATTTAGACGATATAAAAGAAAAGATTCGCTCCGCGATGAACTCGCAAGGAACATACATATCTGATTTGGATTTGTGTATAACTCTTTGTGCAGGTTCTTACATTGCGTTTAAGATCGCTCTCAATGACATAGCAAAGAAGAAACGTTCGTTTGTTACGGAAGTTTCTCGCGAAGGAAATAAGAAGCTCGTGGCGCATCCGGCTTTCAAAGTTTTATTTGATGCGCTCGAAGTTACTCGCAAACAGTTGCGGGAACTTGGCTTGACACTACAAACTTTGTCCGCGTCTGACGATGACGAGGTGAACGACTTAATAAACGAGGTAGATAAGATAGATCGCGATGGAGAAGGAGACTAGAGACAAACTGATAGCATTAAAGCAGTCGGTTATCTCCGATCTGCATAATATCGACGTTGATTCATATAAGCTAGGTAAGGCGGACGAAAGATTAAACGTGTATATAAAGGGCTGTATTAATAATCCAGACGCGCACAATCTTTATGAGTTACTAGCCGTTCGTCGCTTCTTTTCATTCCTCGATAAATACGAATTTCGCATCAAGGAAGTTAAGAAGTTCGTCACGTTTTACGAGCGATTGAAATTCTCTGGAACAAAGGGAAAGACTAGATATAAACTGACTCCGATACAGGTATTTCAGTTCTCTAACATTCTCGCGTTTTACAAGCCCGGCACAAACAAGCGTTTGATCCGTGAGGCTCTTTTATTCGTCCCGCGTAAATTCAGTAAGACAACAAGCGTAGCGAGTCTTTCGATTAACGATTTGTTGTTCGGTGATGCAAACGCACAAACATACGTAGCCGCAAACTCATACAATCAAGCGAAAGTCTGTTTTGACGAAATACGTAATATTTTAAAGTCTCTCGATCCGAAGTTTAGACACTTCAAAATTAATCGAGAAATCATATATAACCGCATAAAGGGAAAAACTTCTTTTGCCCGTTGCCTTGCCTCTAACCCGGATAAATTAGACGGACTTAACGCAAGCATGGTAATAGTGGACGAGTATTCGCAAGCCGATAGCGCCGCGTTGAAGAATGTATTAACTTCCTCAATGGGCGCACGGCTCAACCCTTTAACCGTAGTTATTACGACCGCCTCTGACAAAGAGACAGCGCCGTTTGTGGAGATGCTGAAAATGTATAAAGCGATCCTACGCGGTGAGATCGAAAACGATTCGATATTTGCGCACATTTTTGAACCGGATATAGACGACGAAGAAGGGGACCCGGCGACATGGCGAAAGGTTCAGCCACACATGGGTATAACTGTTTATGAGGATTTTTATATAGACGCCTATCAAAAGGCTTTATACAGTGCGCCGGACGCATTGGAGTTTCGGACGAAGTTACTTAATGTGTTTGCAGTTGATTCGACAACGAAATGGATCGAGGCGAAGCAGATCGAAGAACGATTCAAAGGTATTAGCATAGAGAATATCGGTACTTATCCGCTTACGATGGCGGCGGTTGATTTATCCGTTCGAGACGACTTTTCTACGGTTACCTATAATATCTATTCGAAAGAAGGCGGCTCTTTTCATTCGCATACGGATTACTATTTTCCGAAAGGAGCTTTAAAGGATCATCCGAATCGGGAACTCTACGAAGGTTGGGCGGAAGCAGGGTATTTGATTCTTTGTGATGGCGATATTATCGACTATCAGCAAATAGTAAACGATATATTATCACGGGCGAAGTATTTGCAAATTATGGGTATCGGTTATGATCCGTATAAATCGGCTGAATTTGTGAATCTACTTTCTTATTCGGTCGGTAGTGCAAGCGAATATATTAAGCCTGTCAAACAGACATACGGGACGTTTACGAGTCCGATAGAATCGTTTGAACTAGCCTTGTATCGGAATAAAATCACATTCGATCCGAACCCTATTACGCCGTACTGCTTCTCAAACGCAGTACTAGACGAAGATCGGAACATGAATAAAAAGCCAGTCAAGAAAACGCATAACGCAAAAATTGATTCGACGATAACAAACCTAATGACATTTCATTTATTCAATAATTACACCGAGTAACACGATAAAACTATGGCATTTGAACTTAATTTAAGAATAGGACGCAACAGAGAGGAAAAACGATCTCTACCGTCCGAAGAGGAAAAAATAGTAGAAGTTAGAGATAAAACAGCTAGGGAACAACCAGTTTCGGTAAAGTCTCCCGAACAGGCTATGCGGTTATCGACCGCGTTTAGATGTACTGATATTCTTTCTGGTACTATTGCTTCTCTGCCGCTATATATCAAACGTAAAGAAGATGCCGGAAACTACAAGGTAGATACCGAAAACGAGTTGCATTATCTGCTGACTAAAAAACCGAATAAGCGCATGAATAGTTACGACTTAATATGTAATGCAATTATTCAAATGGTTAATCGTGGTAATTCATATATTTTCATCAAGAGAATGTTCGGAGATACGGCAGAATTAATACTTTGCTCAAATAACTCTGTTACATACGATATATACAGAGACGAATATACTATTTGTGATGTAATAAATAGGATATACGGTACTTATCCGGCTGAAAGTATTATCCATCTGAAAAATAAGAGTCTCGATGGCGGGTATACAGGTGTTAGTACGATCACGTATGCAAGCACGGTTCTTTCGGTTTCTGCTAGTGCTGATAATCAGAGTTTGCGTACTTTTCAGAATGGGAGTAAGATTAAAGGTATTATTTCTGGTGTCAAAGGTGGGGGAAAGGGACTTTCTTCTGTTGGCGATAAACAGACTTCCGACGTAGCGGACCGAGTGGAAAAAGACTTTAATAACGGGAGGGATATAACTTCCGTGAGCGAGGACATGACTTTTACACAACTTTCAATAACTCCGGCTGACGCTCAGCTACTAGAAACTAAAAAGTTTTCCGTATTCGATATTTGCCGTTTTTATGGTGTTCATCCAGACAAGGTGTTTGCCGGACAATCTACTAATTACAAGGCTTCTGAAATGAGTCAAGTTGCTTTCTTGTCTGACACGCTCGATCCTATATTGTGTCGTATTGAGGCTGAATTTAATGCAAAGTTGATACCTAGAACAGTTTCTGGTATTTATAAAATAGAATTTGACCGTAAAGCCTTGTATAAAACAGACATAGCCACACAAACGGCTTGTATGGAGAAGGAAATACAATATGGCGTGTCTACGGTGAACGAATGGCGTGTAAGCCGTGAAGATAAAGCGCCTATAAATGGCGGTGACATTGCGTTTATGTCCTGTAATGTTGCTCCGATTGACTCTCCTAAGATTAAAGGTGAGATTAGTAGCGAAAAAGACGAGCTACCAAAAACAAACAAAAAAAACATAGAGTAAAAAGCAATGGAAATAAGGAGTTTTACAGAGCTAGGCGCACCTAAATTATCGGAGGGTAGAGTTATCGAGGGGTACGCTGTTGTTTTTGGAAAAGAAAGTCGTGTGATGTATGACAAGGAAAGGAAACGCTTTTTTATTGAGGTTATCGAACATGGTGCAGCAACCGAAGAACTTATAACCCGATGCGATATAAAGGCGGTACTAGAACACGATGAACGTAGGCTTTTGGCTAGATGCCGTTATGGTTCGGGATCACTCGAATTAAATTTTGATGAATATGGCTTAAAGTATCGATTCGAGGCTCCATGTACTAGCGACGGGAATTTTGCTTATGAAATGATAAAACGGGGAGACATATTCGGATCGTCTTTCGCTTATTACACTGATGATAAGGATAAAAGTAAAGTTTCATATACAATGAAAGATGGGATGCTGTTGCGTACAGTACACAAGATTGATTATATATCTGATATTTCCCCTGTTTCAGACCCTGCCTTTTTTGGTACAGATGTAACAGTTAGAAGCCTTAAAAATATAGAACAGCTTCTTAATGGTGACACAAATAGTGATTATTTATCCGAAATAGAAAACTTAGAAAAATTTATTTGACATGACAAAACTAGAAGAAGTAGCTCTGCTTAAAGAGCAAATGAGAAATCTGTTATCACAAGCAAAAACAGAAAAAAGAAGTCTGACAGACGAAGAACAGACTAAATTCAACGAGTTAATGACTCGTAAAAATCAGATCGTTATTGACGAGACTCTTAGAAGTCTGGAAAGTAGCAAATCTGCAATTTTTCCGGAAAACAAAAGAGCTATCTTTGCAAAGGCTTTATATGACGTTTGTAATCATCGTTCTTTGGAAGAATACGGGAATTTTGCTGATGCAAAGGGGCTTAATTTCTCTATGCGTGCGGAGGGTGATCCTGTGAGAACAAGTTCAACCGATGCCGCTCCGATGATCCCGACAACAATCGGTGATATTATCGAACCGCTTGAAAAGGGGCTTATCATTAATAAGTTGGGTATTAAGATGCAATACGGCTTGATTGGCGAATTGATGTTTCCGACATTGGCGGCTGTAGAAGCTACAATTGAAGGCGAGAACACCAAAATAAATCCGACAAAACTGGATATTGGTAATTTAAAGGCGCATCCGTGGCGTTTGGGTATTTCTATCCCATTGTCTAACGACGCAATTGATCAGACAAACGATGCTTTGTTTGATGTCACCGTTAAACAATTGTCTTTGTCAACTGCTCGTACATTGAATAAGATTATGTTTGCCGGAGAAAAGCAGGGACTTGCCTCAAAAGGTGTGTTTGTGAAAGATTCTCCGACAGTGGAGTATGAAGTTGCTCCCACATTCGAGGACGTTGTAGCGCTAGAAACCGCAGTAATGGATGAAAACGTAGATGTTACTGACGGAACGGCAGCATATATTTGCAGTCCGAAAATGTGCGGTAAATTAAAAACTACACGCATTGAAAAAGGTTCTCCCGAAATGGTTCTTAAAGACGGGATGATGAATGGCTATCCGGTGTACATGACTAATTACATGGGTGCGGATGAACTCGGCTTCGGTGTCTTTTCGAACGTTGGTATCGGTCAATGGGGAAAAATTCGAATGACTATTGACGATGTGACTCTAGCAGACACTAACGAAACGAAGTTTACGCTAAACTCAAAGTATGACATTGTTGTAGCTCGCCCAGAGGCATTCGCTATTGCGAAGAAAAAAGCGGTTGCAAAAGATGCAAAAGCATAACACACTACTAACTACTTAAAAACAAAAAAGGCTTTGGCTTCATAGCCTTAGCCTTTTTCATACTTATAATTATGCCACAATACGTAACACTCGAAGAACTCAAACAGCATTTAAACGTCGATTTTGATACGGACGATACATATATAACCGAACTTATTGAACCTTTTCAACTTGTAATAGAGGCGTATTTAAACGCTCCGTTGGAAGGTTTTGTAAAGGATGGAAAAATAGACCGTCGTATCTGGCACGCGATCCGCATACTTATAGCTAATTACTACGCAAATCGCGAATCGGTAACATTTGCTACTCCGCAAGTTATTCCGGGACATGTAGAACTATTGTTGCAACCTTTAAAACGGTACACATAATGCAAGCGGGATTATTAAACGAAATGATCGCTTTTTACCGTAGCGAGTCAAAACGCGATAACTTGGGCGGTACGTCTGAAAGTTGGGTGAAGGTATTCGATAAGCGTGCGTATATCCGTTTTAAGTCTGGTGCACGAAAGGAGGCTAACGGCGAAATCTATAATACGACCGTAAACACGATAATGATCCGTATTTGTAAAGAGATCAACGCTAAAATGCGGATCGAATACGACGGGCAGAAATATAAGATTTTATCTATCAATCACGACCGGAAGCAACAGGCAACGGTTATAGAAGCGGAGGTAATCAATGAGTAATGACAACTACACCGGACGGAACTTATATCGCGTCGAAGTGGACGCGAAAAAGGTAAACGAATTGCTAGACCGTTTAAATGACGATGAAGCAAAGAAAGCGATCAAATCGGCATTAAGAAAATCTATTCTTATCATCCGTAAACAGGCGCAAGAGAATTTAGTTTCTGCCGTTACGGATGCGGAGTTTGGGAGTACTAAAAATGGCGTGTCCTTTAAACCGCTAAAGAACGAAATAAACATAGCTGTTTACCGTAATGCGTCCGGTGCGCGTGTTGATCTATTAGACCGGAGAAAAAAAGGATCGCGAGCATATATGCTAAAATGGTTCGAATTTGGAACGAAAGAACGGTTTACGAAAGAATCTAGTACTAGAAGTTTTTGGACTAATAAAAAGCGCGTTACCAAAAAAGCAGCTTATAGAGGTAGTATAAACGCTTCTCACTTCTTTTCTAATGCAGTCAAATCGAAGCAGAAAGAAGCGGAGGACTCACTAGAGAAAAATATTATTGATTCTATAATGAAAGTAGCAAATAAAAAGAAATGAGTTTATCAATAGGCGCACACGTATATAAGAAACTAAGCGATTCTACGGAGTTGGCAAAGTTGGTTACTGATAAAATCTATGCGATCTCAACCAAAACGGAGACATCTTTTCCGTTCGTAATCTACAAACGTAGCTCTCTAGTACCGGAGTACACAAAAGATCGTTACGGGACCGGAGATACTGTTTCGGTTGAGATCGTTATAGCTAGTGACAATTATCTGAATTCTATTACTATCGCGGAGGAAGTGCGCAAGGCATTAGAGAATAAGCGAGGAAGCTACGACAGTTTCGACGTGATCGACGCAAAGTTAATGAGTGCGGACGAAGATTTTATTGAAGATACTTTCATTCAGCGTCTCGTATTTTCTTTTAAAACAGAATAACTAACAAATAAAACACGATTAAAATTATGAGTAAAGCAAAAGAAGTATTAGGAAAGGACTTGATGTTATTTGTAGAAACTAAAGCGCTAGCCTTAGCGACTTCCTGCAAATTAGGTTTGTCGGCTGAAACTATCGACACGCAAAGTAAGGACTCCGGCATTTGGACGGAAAAGGACATTAAAAAACTGTCTTGGAACGCTTCGAGTGATAACTTGTTTAGTGCTGACGCTGACGCGAATAGCTACGATAAGTTGTTTGCCTTGTTTATTGCGCATAAACCTATTACACTGAATTTTGGTGTTATAGCTAATGCAGACGTAAACGAAATGCCCGCCGATGGTTGGACGCTTTCGCCCGGTTCCTACACTGGAAAGGCTGTTATTACTTCACTAGAAGCAAATGCGCCAGACGGAGATAAGGCGACTTTCTCGATTTCTTTCGAAGGTACGGGACCGATTAAAAAAGCAACTTCCGCGCCCGCTAGTAAATAATCATGAGCGGCGTTTTGCCGCTCTAAAATCACTATCAATGAAAACAATATCAATTAACGGGAAAGAATTTACATTAAAATATTCGCTTCGGGCGTTTTTCATCTTTGAAAATCTGTCCGGCTATCCGTTCCAATTCGGTAAAATGATAGACGAATTTCTTTTGTTTTATTCGTTCCTACTTGCAAATAATGAATCGTTTACAATGGAATTTGACGAGTTTATAGATTCGTGCGAAAACGATCTGACATTATTCAATCAGTTTAAAGCTCTCCTTTTGGATGAGATTAAACTACGTTCGCAGTCGGCAGGAAATGACGTAAAAAAAAAGAAGGTGACGACGCGGAAGAAAAAGCAGTAAGTATTCGCGAACTCTATTCGCGTGTTGTCGGAGAGGGTGGGATCGCTCCCGATTACTTCCTCGATAAAATGGACTTTATCGAGGTTGAATCGTTTATAGACGGATTGAATCGACGCAATCGCGAGTCATGGGAGCAAACTAGATTGCTAGGCTACATTATAGCGCAATCGAATAGCGCAAAGACGCTAAAACAAACTGATATACTCCGGTTTCCGTGGGACGAAGAAGAAAAGAAAGATACGAGCGTAACGGACGAAGAAATAGAACGTTTGCGCGCAAAAGCAAAAATAGTTGAATCACAATTAAACGCGAATAAAGATGTCTGATATAATAACACGGCTTTTACTTAAAACAAATGACTTCGACGCGAATTTAGAGAAGTCGAAAGGTAGTGTAAATCGCTTTCAGGGTGATATTAGTAATATGGCTAAATCTGCCGGGGCGGGAATAGCTAAATTTGCTGCCGGAGTGGGACTAGCCATGGGGGCGGGTGAGTCTTTCATGAAAGTAATTCGTTCCACTCAATCAACCAGTGATGAATTTGATAATACTCTAAATGCTTGCAAAGGAACTGTTGATATATTCTTTCAATCATTATCGTCTGGAAGTTTCGAAGCTTTTAATAATGGTATATTAAGCACCATCTCTAATATGAAGAATCTATCTGCCTTGCGTGATTCATTAGCCGATGCTAAGTTATCTATGGGATTTAATAACAAGGTGTTTGAAGCTGAGTTTACCAAATTTGAATCAATAATTAGAGATACTACAAAAAGTCGTAAAGAACGCGAAAGCGCTTTTAAAAGCCTCCAATCTTTAAAAGATAATTTTAAAGTAGATGTAGACGATACGTTATCAGGTGCCGAAAAAGAATTGATACAATCTTTGAATACTAGAACAGGACGCAAAGATTTCAATATTGATGATATACATAAATATATATCTATTAATAATAATGACTTTTCAACAAGAAAGGAGAAAAGTGCTCTTACTGCTTATCAAAAGCAACTATCAGAGTATGATAAGCAAATGAATCTAATGCGAGGCAAAATCAACTCCACAAAAGGTGATACTAATGAATTTACCGGAGAAACTAAAATGCAAATGCGGCAAAAACTTCAAGATTTAGAAACACAAAAAAGAATATTTATTCAGCAGAACGCAGAACTCGAAAAGCAGAATTTTCTCAATCAGGACAATGATGCTAATCGAATAGAAATGATAAAAAATTACGAGTATACGTATGATCTAAAGAAACGTATGTACGATTTCGATAAACGTACTTTAGAGCTACAAAATAGTTTAAAAGGTTCAACTCCTAAAGAAACTCCCAAAGTAGATTCTATTGCGTGGTATGATACTAAAATCTCAGAGTTAAATAAAAAACTTATTTCCGAGACTGACGTACAAATAAAATCGACAATTAAAGCTACTATCAACGAACTAGAACAGAAAAAAATAAAATTGCAGATTGAGGAAAGTGGTGACAGTATAGAAGCGATAAACATTCAGATGTCCGCATTAAACAAACAACTCATTGCTGAAACCGACATGCAAGCACGTGCAACGATTCAAGCGACAATAAACGAGTTAGAACAAAAGAAGGTCAAACTCAAATTTGTAGTCGATCAGGAGGCGTTCAAAATTGCTCACGGCGAAATGAAAGACGGCGCCTTGCCGATTCCTATAAAGCCTACATACGATAAAGTTCCGACACACGGGAAGAACGGCAAAGATTTTAAGTTACCTAAACACGATCCACTTTTTAAAAAAGAAGATATAGACTTGAATCAAGAATACGCCGAATCGCTTGCAAATATTAGTGGAGTCGTTGGGAGTATGTCGGGGCTATTCGATGATAATACGGCTTCCGTCCTGCAATGGGGAGTTAGCTTTCTGTCAACTGTCGGGCAAGCTATTCCGAAGATACTTGAAATGTCTGGTGTGAAACAAGCGGATACAATAGTTACTAATGAGAATACGACTGCTGAGTTAGCTAACGGTGCATCAAAGGTTATTTCGGCTCACGCAGGAATCCCCTTTGTCGGTATTGCTCTAGGTTTGGCGGGTGTTGCTGCTATTATTGCCGCGATGTCAAGCATGCCGAAGTATGCAACTGGCGGTATCGTTCCGGGTACATCATTTACAGGTGATAAAGTCCCGGCTCTACTTAATTCGGGGGAAATGATATTGAACGGATCGCAGCAAAGTAACCTGTTTCGTATGCTTAATTCTGGTTTGTACGGTTCGCTATCGCAGAAGATTACACCGAGTGGAAACGATGATATTCGCTTATATAGCGATGTTGAAATAAAAGGAGATCGAATATTTTTAGCATTACATAATCACATCAAGAAAACTGGTAAAAGACTATGGTAAACTACGGTACAATATACACACTTCCTTTCAAATCTCGAAAGGAGGTTTCTTATTTGATTGAAATACAAAAGGAAAACTATACGGGCGATTCTGTTGAGTTGGTCGGTAGTGGTAGTTCTCCTTTCTCTGTTTCTATTGAGGACGAAGATTTCTTGTATGTTCCTACTCGATTCTCAAAAGCGGTGATTCGTGTTGTGGGTGGTGATTATTTGCAAAGTTTATATTCTACCGGGTATCAACAGTATAGGGTGAATTTTAAACGTGAAAATAACATTGTTTGGACGGGATTTGTAAAGCCGGAACTTTATACGCAGGATTATACATCTACCAAATTCGAGCTAGAAATAGACTGCATTTCTGCAATGGGTACGCTAGAATATATCAATTATAAACAGGGTAGGAGTGATACTAGAAGTTTTATAAGCATCTGGGAGTTATTAAAAATGTTCATATCTGAGTCTCGCGGGTGTTATTCCTCCGTCTTTATTCCTCATGTGTACGCTAAAGATCAATCTAGTTATAATAAAGAATCAAACATATTAAAGGAGTTAACGATCAGCGAACAAAACTTCTTTGACGAGGACGACAAGGCGATGACATTAAAAGAGGTTTTAGAAGAAACTTGTAAGTTTTTGAATTGGACCTGTGTAGATTGGTTGGGAAATTTATATTTTGTTGATGTAGACCATAAAGAAACATACCATGAGTACAATCTTGATATGACATCTTTTACTCGGCAGTCCCCTAACCGATTCAAAGTTTCCGAGATTGGTTTTGCGGGTTCAGAGCACTTCCTTGATATTCTTCCCGGCTATAACAAAACGACAATAAAGTGTAGTAATTATTGTTACAACGATATTATCTCGGAGGAAGAATTTAAGAAGTTGAGTACGTTTGCTGAAAGGAAAACCTATAATTATAAACAGTATTATGAAACAAGGCAGTATCTAAAGAGCAAGGTGTTTAAACTCCCACGCTATGAGAATCTCAATGATAATAAGCCTTATTGTAATTTAGTAGACGAGAGCGTAATCAATGTGTACATAGACGAACCGACACAATATTTTCTAGGTGGTTATTGTGCCAAGCGGTGTGAGTACGAAGTGAATGACGGCAAACCAAATATCACTGACTATAATTGGGAATATCTTTATCAGTTTAAATTAGTATCGGATTATAAATATACTTCGGTGGTGAATCAGCAGCAGATAACTACTGCTAAACAATTAGGAACAGGATCGCCGCTGTTAAAGTTCCAAGATAATAAGCCTATTAAGTATTTTGATGGAGCTTTCGGTATCAGTATGTCGTATAGTCATCCATTGAATGCAAGTAATATGACATCGTACGAGAAATATAATTCTGGTGGTGTCTTTGGTACAGAGATAGCATGTAGATTAATTGTAGGTAACTACTACTATACCAACAATGGATGGGTTAAATCAGCAAATAAACCGACGGGGCTAGATTTAACTTTTGATTTGAACTTTAATTTAAAGAAGCCGGATGAATGGGTAAAAAATGAAAATACTAAAACGCTAAGTATGCCCTACGAAGGTTTGACCGGATACGTGATCGAAATACCAAGTAATATTAATCTGTTCGGACAATTAGAGTTTGAAATTCTAAAAAAAGTATGGCTCCCGGAAGGAGTCTCCGGCTATGGTTTTTTCTTGAAAGATATAAAAATAGATTTTAAAAAGAAGGTCATAGACAATGATAACATCGAAGAGAATAATTCGGATCGAATCTATGAGAATGTAGTGAATGAAAGCTATATTAATCCTCTTGATGAAATAGAATTTAAAATATCAAGTTACAATAATGACGGAGCATGTTACAGTAAGGTAATGTTAGGGAGTGACTATTTAAGGGATAATCTTTATTCATCCATCGAAAACGCTTTAGTACGTCCAGAAGAACAACTAATAAGAAGGATAATTAACCAATACGGAGCTACCAAAATAAAGTTAACACAGGTATTAAAGAATAGTGAATCTATTACGCCTATATCTGTGATCTCAGACAATTATATGAATGGGAAAAACTTCATCGTTACAGGTGGTGAAATAGATTTTGCGGCAGAACAGTTCACTTGTAAAATGATACAAACTAATGGCTATACAAATAAAGAATAAGGCTATCCCTGCATTGCCACGATCAAAGAACTATCCCGTCGGGACTACTATATTTAATTCCGGCGGTGGTTCTCAATCTTCTTCTAGTTCTGGTCCCGTTTCTGATACGGGATTAGCAAAAGAGATTCGTGTCAATGCGCCTCAGACCGGGCATATATCACCGGGCGCTATCTTTAAGCAAGGCACGGGGTATGAGCAAATATTTCGCAAAATGCTATATAAACCTGTTCCTGCCACACTTGTAGGTAAGCTATCGACAGCAAACGATGTAGAGTACGGATCGGCAAAGGGTGTACTTACTTATACGGCAACACGCAACGATAACGGCGCTATGATTAAATCGTATTATGATGACAACGAAGAGAATGTACTAGAGTTCTCTTCGGAAGTCAATGCTGCACAAACAGCAATACGTCGTCTTACAGGGAATTATACGAAGGGAGAAACCTACACCGCTACGGCTGTTTTTGCCGCGAGTGATGATTTGGACGAAATAACTTTGAATAGTAAGATTAGTGTTAATGTACTCCGTAAATGGTTTGCGGGCGTATGCAGCTCTATTCCTTCTAATTCATTGGAAGTTCGTTCGTTACTATCCAATGGCTTGTATAAGGGTGCAGGGATATATAAATTTCCTGTAGGACAGTGGAAAATGTTTGTGATCTGTATTCCGGCTGATACGATAAAAGAACTAACATTGACATCTTATCCGGGTAATTTTATAGAGGATACAGGCGTTTGTACTGGACCTTCCGAGATCAAGGTAGAAGGAGCAAACGGTAGTGAAGCGATTACATATAAGATGTGGGTTATAAAATCTGTTATGACAAATGACGCTGATACATTTACTTTTAAGACTATATGACAATGAATAAAGATAATTTAGTTAATGTCCTGTTATCCGGTTTAGCATCTTTAAATATACCGGGTGCTAGTCTGGCGATCCAATATCGGAGGACATCGGATCGTCCCATCGATGCAACTGATACTTGGAACAGTATGGAAGATGCGTTAAGATATGCACGTAACACAGATGCAGAGGCTTATGTACCCTATTTTGGTCAGGCAATATCGGTAAAAGGCGATAAGAGTTTATATCTTTTGGTTGAAGATGAAACGATCTCTAAAGAGGATGGCAGGAATCATTTTAAACTACACAAGGTATCTACGGAAGAAGTCGCGGATGCAAAGTATTTAAGTAAAGTTGTAGAAGATACTGCCGAAAAATTAATTCACTTTAAAGGTGGGATTGATGTTATAGGGACTTTGACAGCTTGTATCGCAAAGTTTTCCGGTGATATTTCCTCTGCTAATTATGCGTCTAAGTTGCTAGGATGGATAATCAAGGCTTCCGGTGATGCAGAGTTTAAATCGCTTCGTGTTAATGAATTTTTAGAGGCTGACGAACTAAGATATAACCGTGTGTCTGTTATAGCCGGGGAAGAATGGAACGCGCCGGGCGGCGGTATCATTGAATCGATTGATACGACTAACAAGATCATTACTCTTAAACTAGAACCGGGCGAATTGGCAAGCTTAGCGGTTGATGATATTTGCAAAGGTATATTCAATAACAAATCGGGCTTTCTGACAGCTTATTTTCGTATAACCGAAAAACTAAGCGATTCGACTTTTAAATATGTACTTCGAAGTGGCTTCTCTTATCATCCTACTAAGTTGATGCACTTCGTAGCGTATGGTAACTTCACGAATGCGGATCGGCAGAAGTCTAGCTACTCAACGCAAAGTTATTCCCGTTATCTTGTAGGTGTGAATAATTGGGAGATTACAAAAGACATGATCGCGATGCAATTAGGCGACTTGTCTAATTTGAAACTATTCGGTATTGATATGACCGGACATAGTGCGTATTTACGCAATATCTACATGACCGGAACTATCAAACAATTATCTAACGATGGGATAACCGAAGTTCCTGTACCCGCTTTTAAGGGCATTTGGACATCTGGTACATATTGGTATTATGATGAAGTAACACACAATGGTAGTACATGGATATGTATTGCGGACAAGACAGTTCAAGAACCGTCAGACACTTCTACGGATTGGCTTAAATATGCTTCTAAGGGAGAGACAGGTGTGAAAGGCGACAAGGGCGACAAGGGAGACAAAGGGGATAAGGGTGCAACAGGTGCGACAGGTCCTAAAGGTGAAACAGGTCCTACCGGATCGCAGGGCATTCCCGGTACATCTCAGTTCTTTCATGTGAAGTACTCCGCCAACTCGAACGGTAATCCGATGTCTGATACTCCGAATACTTATATTGGTACTGCAGTAACAACTAGCTCGACCGCTCCGACCTCTTACACCTCATACAAGTGGGTGCAGTTGAAAGGATCGCAGGGACCCAAAGGAGATCAAGGTATCAAAGGACCGACGGGAGCGGACGGTAAGACTACCTATCTGCATATCAAATACTCGGATAACGGTACGACGTTCACGGCTAACAATGGTGAGACTCCGGGCGCGTACATCGGACAATACACCGACTTCACGGCGGCAGACAGCAATACGTTTTCTGCTTATACTTGGACGAAGGTGAAGGGTGACAAAGGCGACAAAGGGGATAAGGGAGAACAAGGAACACAAGGAGCAACAGGATTGCCCGGTGCTCTTATTCGTCCGCGTGGTGAATGGAAAGCGAGTACGGCATACGTGAATAATTCCCAATACCGGGATACGGTCATTTATAATGGAAATACTTATTCCTGTAAAACGAGTCATACATCTTCCAGTTCCTTCGACTCAACAAAATGGACTCTATTTAATGAGTTTATTAATGTCGCTACGCAGTTACTAGTAGCCCAAAACGCTACGATTGACATACTAGGTACATCCGGCTTGTTTGTTGGTAATCTGTCAAAGACGCAAGGATGGTTAATGAAAGGCGGATCGATTAAGCACAATGTTACGGGAGTAGAACTGACAGCAGAAGGAAAGTTCTCACTTCCTGCAACGGGTGCGATGTTGGTTGGTGGTAAAACGTTTATTACTAGTGGTAAAATCGTGACTGATTTTATTGACGTAGATAATTTAAAAGTTAAGAAGTTAGATGGAGCTACAGGTACATTTAAAGAATTACAAGCGGTTGACAATAACGGGAAAATACAGGGAAAAATAGCTTTTAATGTTTCCGGTTCTGGGGACAATGTTTCATCTTCGTTTAATATTAATTTTTCAAAAACATGGGTTTCGGGTGACTTATATCATCAAGGATATAATGCTACAGAAAAGCGATCATTTCGTTTTTATACATCAGATTTGTGGTGTAGGGGTGAATTTGGACACAGTAAAATGACAAAAATGGAGTATTATGGTTATGATACAGGTGAAATATACTTCCATGTATACGGAGTTGGAAATGCAGGAGTCAGACATGTATATCCGGTAGATAATGGACAACCTGTAGACTGTATCATATTATCCGGAAATACTAATTATATCGCTTGTGTCTGCGATGCTAGTACACAAAAAATGATAGTATTGATCAATAACTCAAGTTACACAAAAAGAATAAGTCTCAATTATGCTAGTCAAGCTAAAACTGAAATTTCTCCTTGGTCTTTTAAGATCTTTATAACAGGAGCTATGCAAAGCGGAGTAAATAATTTATTTGGTATGGGTTAATAACAAAACATTATGAAAATAGACTTTAGAAAAATCGAAGTAACAGACATCGAAGGGAATAAGAGTACTTTCGATATAAGTAAGGAGTTAGGTAATACTATCTACCAGAAAACCGCCGATCTGGGGGAATTGGAGTTAGCGCAGAGAATCTATAAAAATGGTGAGGTCGAATTGTCAACAGACGAAGCGGAACGCATCAAGGAATACGTGAGAACTAACTTTGTCGCAGTCGTGCAGATAGCGGTTAATGAAGCGCTTGCGAAAGAATGATTTAGCACAAAAAATATATTATAGAACTATATATTATTAATCACTTTAAAAACAGAATTTATGAAAACAAAGTATTTAACAGAGAATTTGAGAACTACACAGGTCGAATCTACTGCAAAAGGCGGTGAGTATGAGTATCATGTTTCTTACGTGTATAATGGAAAGAACCTACTCCGCATGTCATGTAACATCTATAAGTGTAATGCCGAGAATCAATCCTATTCAGGTTGTATGTCATTCGAAAATGGCAATAAGTCGATGAACTTTCCTGTGGATAGTGATATTATCCCGCATCTTACTATGTTTGAAAATATTTTGAAGGAAGTAAATGAGTCGTTGACTGCCGAATAGAGCTACCTAAAACAGACGAACAAGGCTACAAATAAAAGACATGGATGAATGGCTAAAAATCATAGGTGCATTAGGAGGATTAGAGGCGATCCGCTTTACTGTTACTTTTCTAGCAAATCGAAAAACGAACGCTCGAAAGGAAAAGGCTACGGCAGACTCGATGGAGTTGCAAAACTTGCTTTCTATCATTGATAATCTGAACAAGCAGATCGAGCGATACGACGAGCGATTAAAACAACGGGACGAAAAAGTAGACACGATTTATCGCGAATGGAGAACATCGCAAGCAGACTGTCAGAATTGGATGCGCAAATACTACGAACTTGAATTAGTTCTAAAGGATGCGGAACACAACCGATGTGATAGACCAGACAGTGAGTGCAGCCGGAGAACTCCGCCACGTAGACCAATTACAATTAACAATCAAAACAAAAAGGAAAGCAATGAATAAAATAGACTCGATTATCATCCATTGTTCAGCCACACGTGCCGGGCAGGATTTAACTGCAAAAGATATTGATCGTATGCACCGAGCGCGCGGATTTAACCAAATCGGATATAACTATGTCATTCGGATTGATGGCACGATAGAAAAAGGGCGATCTTTAACGGTTGACGGGGCGCACTGTAATACGAAAGGTTTTAGCGAATCATCTTACAATAAACATAGTGTCGGTGTTTGCTATATCGGCGGCTTGGATGCAAATGGAAAGCCCGCAGATACACGGACGCCATCGCAAAAGGCAACATTGCGGCAGCTAGTTGCAGAACTTTGCAAGGAGTATGATATTATCGATGTTCTCGGACATCGTGATACTTCGCCCGATCTGGACGGAAGCGGCGAGGTAGAGCCGAAAGAATATATTAAGGCGTGCCCCTGTTTTGATGTACGTTCCGAGTTTCCTAATTTCTTGCGTAATACAGTAGTTCGACCATGAAACGATTGATTTATATTATCATATTGCTGATATTAGCAATATGTTTCGTGTCCTGCCGAACTCAATACATCCCGGTTGAGTCCGTGCGCACCGAATATAAGACGCGTGACAGTATCCGATTTGATAGTATCTATCAGCGTGACAGTGTTTATATGCTCGTAAAAGGCGACACAATCTATCAGTATAGATATAAGTATCTGTATCGCTACCTAACAACGAATCGCACTGATACGATTCTTAAACACGATTCTATTCCAATTCCCTACCCGGTCGAAAAACAGTTAAGCCGATGGCAAACTATTAAAATGGAGTTGGGTGGGTGGGCGTTCGGAATTATAATCTTGTTTACTCTGATAATAATCGGTCAGATAATATTCAAATCTAAAAAATAATTAGTATATTTGTACATGGACGTGGGTGTCCGTTGCATCATCTCTCTATGGAAAGTTGCTAGTTTTCGAAATCGAGAGGTAATACGTTATTTATTCCAAAAGAATGAGCCTCGACTAAGTGTAGTCGAGGCTTTTCAAATTTAGACCTAATATTTTTTGCAAGTAAACTTGACGCGGACCCTTTCGAGTATTTAAAATATATGATTTATATTTGCCCAGGTATTATTTAAATAATGCAATAGTATAAAGATATTTTTTATAACAAAAGGAGGGAAAATGGAACATTTTTTTATTAAGATAGCAACAGCTTGTGGAGTCAATATTACGAAATATTTTTTTAAGATATCGACTGCTAAAAGAAAGAAAATAATAGAATCAGCCGAGCAAATGCTTCCCATCTTTGGGAAGTTGTGTGAAGAAATGCAGAAATATGTGTTTTCATGCAAATGTAATGTAGAAAAGGTAGATGTTAGAAGTTATGATTGTATAACGATACTACTAGAAGAAGCACGTAAATATTATATGAAATATACTATTTCTCTACCCGAAAAACTTTCAAAAGAAATTTGTGGTTTTCTAGGAAGCATTGACCTATATTATAAAAGGTATACGTTTTTGAAAAATATAACTGAACCGGGGAATAAAGATTATGATGTTACTCATACCCAAGAAGAGGTAGATGAAAAGCGAAAAATTGTTAGTATTGTACAAGGGCAACTACCAGAAAAATTAGAGGTTGTGAAGCAGCTGTTTTCTAAAAGTATAAATTAGGTCATTGAGTAGGGTAAGAAGCCCCGCAACGGCTCGAATTGCGGGGCTAGTGTCAAATTAAAACGCATTAGAGTATGCGGATCGAGCCTAATAAGTTAGATATATCCGATAAGGCATAGTTTAAACGTTCCTTTTCTTCTTCGCTAAACTTGCATGGCTTGCCATTAACGATACATCCGTTTATCCTGTTGTTTAACCATTGACGGGACTTCCCGAAATACTTTTTTGCAATATACGATAAAGATATAACGTCTTTTACTTCTTCTAATTGCTTCCGCACGCTAATTTCGTGCTCAATCTCTTTTAATTCTTCATTGACTTCTTTGTATCCGTTAAGGATAAAATCGGCAATAATATTTGCATCCTCTTTAGAGGTAAATTTATTCTTTATTTCGATAAACTTACTTTGATACATAGCTTCATTCTCCGGTGTTGGATTGTTTAGAAGCTCCTGTAATTTTTTTAATTCATCTTTTAATTTTTCCATATTTATAGTTTTTATTCCTCCCATTTCTGGGAGGAAGATTTTTACTTTTCTAGTTCTTTCAATGCTTTCTCAATGTTTTCGATGTTCTTTTCAACTCTTAATTTCTCATCGAGAATAGCGTTCATTTTCTTTTCGTCTGCATCGCTGTTATTCTCAAAAACAAAGTCGAGCATTTTCTTTTTTGCTTTGTTCTGCATTAACAAGCTGATTAGATAATCTGTTTCGTTACTCATTGTTATTATGTGTTTTAATTTGACTCTACAAAGATAATATACATTTGTATATTGTACAAGCGTTAAGTGGATTATTTTAATGAATTTATGTAATCTAATACTTGTCGATTGGCGTTGTCTACTTTTTCTAAATCATAATCAATATAAATCCCCGTTGTTTTACAGCCGTACTCATGACCTAGAGCAAGAGATATAACATCTTTTGAGACTCCTATCTTATGGGCAATTGTTGCCCATGTATGGCGCGCCCAGTACGATGTAATTTGAGGAAATAAAACGTCTCTTATCTTTTTCCCGCCTAGTCCCTTTCTTTCGAAGTCGCCAAGTTTTTGCAGTCCTCTATTCATTGCCGTCATATACTTTCGGTAGTTATAGTTGTTATCTTCCAATATATTCAAAAGATATTCTTTCCCTTTATACCTGTTTATTATCTCCATTGCTTCCGGCTCGACTTTTATAGAATAAAGTTTTCCAGTCTTTTCCCTTTTGTATTCAATACGTCCATCTGTGATACCCTTTAAATGAAATAAATCTATTCCGTTTATTCCAATTAGGTAAAACATTAGCATGAACATGTCTTGGTATTGCTTTTGATATTCTTCTCCTTTGAAATCTCTTAGTGTAATAAGCTGCTCCGCTTTTAATGAGCGCTTTCTAGTTTCCTCTCTTGCTATTTTGAATTTTCTGAACGGGTACAGTTCGGTTTCGTCATTATCAATAGCATAATTAAAAATGCTCCTTATATTTCTTAGGTTGATGGAGCAGGAGTTTATTTTCAATCCATTATCTAACATCCATTTTTCGAATGATTCTAGCCATTTCTTTGTCATTGTCTCAAACGTACATTGCGGATCGTAGGCGATGATCTTATTTTTAGTTGTTATATAGGTATCTATTGTATTTTGTTTTGTTTTTGTTGAAATGAAATCGTCTATGTATTCTATGAATGTTTTGCTAGTTGATTCGTTTTTTATGGACCTAACAATGTATTCCTTTAGCGATTTATCGCTCATTCCTTTTAACTTTTGATTGTTGTCTAGTATGACTACTATCATTTCAACTCTGTTAATAAGGTTGCGGATTGCTACATTTTTAGCTTTGTAATTCTTTGCGCTTTTGTTATACTCCGTTCCTGTCCAAGTTTCGGGAGTGGCGCTGAAATCAGTTCCTAATACTATTTGTCCTTTGTGTCTAAGGTACAATTTAATGGGAAAAGAACCGTCATTCTTTTTTCTGCGTGTGTCTAAATGAAAATAAACTGTTGCCATATTCTTATCGTTTTAGTGTATATATGCCGATGAATAAGGGAAGAGGTAGCTTGTAAAGCCAGCAAATAATTTGCATTAAATTTGCATTGAACTACTTGAAAATACCCTTAAAAACCATGCAAAAACGATACTTTGAAAGAAAAGAAATGCAATAAAAAAACCTCCTACGATGAAGTAAGAGGTTGATAATCAGTAAGTAGTGGGTACGAGAATCGAACTCGTATTACATGCGTGAGAGGCATGTGTCCTAACCGTTAGACGAACCCACCGGCTTTTGATAGATTTAAAAAGAGCCAAGTCTATAAAACTTAGCTCTTTTTATCTAGAGAATCTTGCGGAAGCTGGGGGATTCGAACCCCCGGTACGGTTACCCGTACGTCAGTTTAGCAAACTGGTGGTTTCAGCCACTCACC